GTCACGCGGAGATTCTACGACCCTACGAGAATTCTCGAAAAACTAGCAGGACCTTGAGATGCCCAAAGGAAGCCCGCGGCCGACAGGCGGTCGAAGGGGGCAATACGACGTCAAAGCGCCATGGCTTGTGGTCGAAAAAGCAAGCCCGCTGGACGTTTTGCTGGAGATCATGCGGTCTGTGGAAGCCCCGTTGAAGCTCAGGGCGTGGGCCGCGAAGGAGGCGGCGCCGTACTGCCACCGCAAGTTGGCGCCCGAGACTGCGGCGGAGGCGAAGGAGGCCGCGGCGCCGACGATGACGCCGGCTGAAGTGGAATGGTCGCGCGACTTGGACATCCGGCCGCCGAACTGATGGCGTGGGACCTTTCGTGTTCCGACTGGCAGGGCCGCATCCGGGCCGGCCGGACTCTCGTGCCTGATCTTCCGCTCGACGCCGCGGCCTCGGATCGTGCCGTGCGGGTGTTCAATCGGCTGCGGCTGGCGGACGTGCCGGGCAACCCGACTTTGGGCGAGGCGGCCGGCGAGTGGTTCCGGGATATCGTGCGGGCCTTGTTTGGCTCGTGGGATCCCGTGGCGCGAGAGCGGCATATCCGGGAAATCTTCGTTTTGGTGGCGAAGAAGAACGCCAAGACGTCTTACGGCGCTGGTTTGATGCTGGCGGCGCTGGTCCTGAATGAAAGGCCGCTGGGGAAGTTCCTGCTGGTGGCGCCGACGCAGGATGTAACCGAGTTGGCGTTCGGCCAGGCGTCGGGGATGATCCGCCTTGACCCGTATCTGGAACGGCGGATGAAGGTGCAGACGCACCTGAAGAAGATCACGGACACGACTACCGGCGCGACGCTCGAGGTCATGAGCTTCGACCCGCAGGTGTTGACCGGTCAGAAGCCCACCGGGTTCCTGGTCGATGAGCTGCACGTGATGTCATCGAGCGCGAAAGCGACCAGTGCGGTCGGCCAGCTCCGCGGCGGGATGATCGCGCAGCCCGAAGCGTTCGGAGTGTTCATCACGACGCAATCGGAGCGCCCGCCGGCTGGTGTGTTCCGGGCCGAACTGAACCGGGCCCGGGCGATTCGAGACGGCAAGATGGCGGGGCCGCTTCTGCCCGTCTTGTATGAGTTCCCGCCGGATATCGCGGGCAGCATGGCCCGCTGGAGCGACCCGACGACGTGGCACATGGTGGCGCCGAATGCGGGGCGGTCGATCACGATTCCGCGGCTTGTGGAAGAGTTTGAGACGGCGAAGCAGCTTGGCGTTGAGGAGACTACGCGCTGGGCTTCGCAGCACCTGAACATTGAAGTCGGCATCGGCTTGACGTCCGACCGTTGGCGCGGCGCGGATCACTGGCTCGCGGCGACCGACGAGACGTTGACGCTGGAGACGCTGCTGGACCGATCCGAGGTTGTCGTTATCGGGATCGACGGCGGCGGGCTTGACGACCTGCTTAGCGTCGCGGTGCTCGGCCGAGAGGTCGGCGCGCGGCGCTGGCTGGCCTGGACCCTCTCATGGGTTCATCGTGGCGTGCTGGACCTGCGCAAGTCGGAAGCCGCGCGGCTGCGGGACTTTGAAGCGCGCGGAGATCTGGTGATCGTTGACGACATGGAAGATGCGTTTGACCAAGTGGCGGACCTGGCGGCCGAGGTCGACCAATCGGGGCTGCTGGCGCAGGTCGGGCTTGACCCCATGGGTGTTGGGATGATTGTTGACGCGATGGCCGCCCGTGGCATCAGCGGGAACGATCGCGTGGTCGGCGTGTCGCAGGGCTGGACGCTGAACGGGGCCATCAAGACGGCCGAGGTCAAGCTGGCGTCGGGCGCACTGGTGCATGCGCCGCAGCCGATCGTGGACTGGGCGGTCGGGAATGCCAAGGCGGAACCCAAGGGCAACGCGATCACGATCAATAAGCAGACCAGCGGGTCGGGAAAGATCGACCCGGTGATGGCGCTGTTTGATGCGGTGGCGCTGATGTCGCGCAACCCCGGGGCCGTTCCGCCTCTTGACATCATGGCCATGGTCGCCTGACCGGTCCGGAGTAGTCAGAATGGATATCGTCCACAAGACCGTTGCCTCAGCCGGCGACAATCTGGAATTCGTGTTGTCCGATGCGACCGTCGACAGCTACGGCGATATCGTCGAGGCAAGCGGCTTTGACCTAAAGCGGTTCCGGGCCAACCCGATTGCGCTGTTCGGCCATGACAGCCGGTTCCCGATCGGCACGTGGAAAGACGTCCGCGTGGAGGACGGCAGGCTGGTCGGGCGGCTGGAGCTGGCCGACAAGGGTACAAGCCCTCGAATCGATGAAATTATCGGCTTGGTGCAACAAAAGGTTCTTAGGGCGGTTTCGGTCGGCTTCGTCCCTAAGCAATGGGAACCACTGGACCCCAAAAAGCCATTCGGCGGGCAGCGCTATCAGAAGCAAGAGCTTCACGAGGCGTCGATCGTCTCCGTGCCGGCCAACCCCGCGGCGTTGGCTTTGGCCCGCTCGATGAACCTATCACCGGAAACGATGTCACTGGCATTTGGCGAGCACGCCGTACGCGCGCCGGTGAACGGCCCGGATCGTGGCGGGAACGCCATTTCTCCCACTCCTATCCGAAAGCAACCACCCATGAACATGACGCTCTCCCAGCGCATCGTGACGATGCAGGAAGACTTGAACGCGAAGCGCGACAAGATGGCGGAACTGAACGCGGCCGCCGAACTGGATGTCGACGCGCTCGAAGCCGTGAACGAGGACTACGCGAAGACCGAGCGAGCGCTGGCCGCGCTGCGCGCGTCTGAGGCCAAGATTGGCCTGTCCGCGGCGCCGGCAGGTTTGGCCCCCGCGCAGCCCCGCAAGCCGCTGGGCCATCAGGAAAAGGACGGGATGGACCTGATCGTCCGCGCCTATGTGACCCACCTGGTCGCCCAGGCCGAGCGGATTTCGGTCGATCGCGCGCTCGAGCAGCGCTACCCCGGCTATGATGCCCTCGGGGTGATCCTGAAGGCCGACCAGACGCTCGGCACCACCGGCACGGCTGGCTGGGCGTCGGAACTCGTGCAGACCGGCTACTACGGGTTCTTGCAGGCGCTGATCGGCCGATCGGTCTATCCCGAGCTGGCGAGCCGCGGCCTGTCCCTGATGTTCGACCAGTATGGCACCATCTCGCTTCCGCGCCGGACGGCTGGGACCGCGGGCGGCGGGTTCGTCGCGGAAGGTTCGCCGATCCGGGTTGGCAAGATTACCACAGCGGCCGCGACCCTGACCCCCAAGAAAATGGGCGTCATCGTGCCGTTCTCGGAAGAGCTGGCCATCCGCAGCACCCCGTCGATGGAAGCCATCGTCCGGCAGGCGATTATCGAAGACACCGTCGCTACGCTCGACCCGATCCTGCTCGACGCCACAGCCTCTAGCACGTCCCGGCCCGCCGGGCTGCTCAACGGCGTCTCGGCCGCCGCGAGCGGCTACGGCGGCGGGGACTACCAGGCGGTGCGCGAGGACTTTCGCGCGCTGCTGGCCCCGTTCTACTCCGCCAACGGTGCTGACGGCATTGTGGTCCTGATGAACCCCGCTCAGGGCCTGAATATGTCGATGATGGAAGGCCCGTCCGGCGACCCGAACTGGCTCCAGCGCATCCGCGATCGCGTGACGATCATCGAGAGCACGAACGTAACGGCGAACCGGCTGATCGCGGTGCGGGCTTCCGACTTTGCCGGCGCGGGCGGCAACCCGCGGTTCGATGTCTCGCAGCACGCGACCATTCACATGGAGGACACGACGCCGCTGGAGATTGTGTCGGGCACCGGACCGACGGCGGCCGACCCGGTGCGCAGCTTGTGGCAGACCGCGAGCATCGGCGTGCGAATGCTGCTGGATGTTTCGTGGACGATGCGCCGGACCGGTATGGTCCAGTGGATTGATACGACCACGTGGTGACCAAGCGGGCTTAGCGCCCGCGCCTACGCAACCGCATCATGAGAAAGGCTTGAAGCCATGGGTACTCGCAGGTTTGTGGTCAGTGTCACCACCGCGTCGGATGGCAGCTATACGGGCTACACCCCGTACCTGTCCGGCAGGCTGTGCGCGATCCACTACATCAAGACGAACTTTTCGGACGGTGTGGACTTCACGATCACAGCCGAGGCCACGGGGGAAACCTTGTGGACGGAATCGAACGTCAACGCGGCGAAGGTCTGCATGCCGCGTGGCGCCACGCATTCCAACGCGGGCGTCGCGGCGCTGTATGCGTCGGGCGGGACCGCGGTCAATGACCTGATCCGTCTGTCGCGGGACCGGGTCAAGATCGTGATCGGGTCCGGCGGCAACGCGACGACCGGCGCGTTTCACGTCGTGGTCGAGGACTGATCTGATGCGAGAGACCTGGTACGTGCTGGAGGACGGGACCTATGCTGACCCGAACGATGTGGCGCCCGACGACATGAGCGTTCTTCGTCACAAGTCAGGCGTCGCCGTCGCCATGCGCGGCCAGGTCCCAAGCACCCGGAGCGTGGATCCGGATGAAGAGCGCGCCAGGCTGGCCAAGGTCAGGGGCGGCTACAAGACGCGGGAAAGCCGGCCGCGTTGAGCTTTCTCGACCGCATCCTGCCATGGCGGCGGAAGGCGCCCGAAGGCGCGTTCCGCCCCGGTCCGTATCCGCTTGCGGACGGGTGGCTTTCGGCTGTCGCCAGCCGCTACACCAACTGGTGGCAGATGGGCTATTCGCCGCAGTCGTATGGCGACACAAGCTCCATGGTCGAGGGATGCGTGTCGGCCTATTCGCAGACCGTAGCCATGTGCCCTGGCGATCACTGGCGGTTAAAGCCGGATGGCGGTCGCGAGCGGGTGACGAATTCCAGCCTTGCCCGCATTCTGCGTCGGCCAAACGACTACCAGTCCATGTCGGACCTGATGCTGAACCTGACCCGCCGCCTGTATGAGCGCGGCGAGGCTTTCGGGATCGCGGTGCGGAACGACCGCCAAGAGCCATCCGAGTTGCACCTGATGCGCCATGGGACGGCGCTGGTCGCGGCGGACGGTTCGATCTTCTACAACCTGAGCGGAAACGAGGTGGCCGAGCGCCGCTTTGATTTCAGCAGCCCGATCCCGGCTCGCGACGTGCTCCATGTGCGGCTGCACACGCCGCGCCACGCCCTAAAAGGTGAAAGCCCGATCGTCGCCACGGCGCTCGATCTGGCCATGTCGGGCGCGGCGCTTAATCAGCAGATCGCGTTCTACCTCAACCAAGCTCGCCCCTCTTTCATGCTGGAGACTGAGGAGAAACTGACCCGAGAGCAGGCGCAGGACCTGCGGGAACGGTGGCACGAACAGACCCAGGGCGTGAACGCTGGCGGGACGCCGGTTCTCTCGTGGGGGTTGAAGGCGAAGCCGGTCGTGGCTTCGCCCAAGGACGGCCAGCTAGCCGAACTGCTCAAGATGACCGACCAGAGCATCGCCCTGGCGTTCCGCATGCCGTTGCAGGTGTTGGGCGTCGGAGACACGCCTTTCGCGTCGACCGAGGCGCTCATGTCCGCGTGGAAAGCGTCTGGGTTGGGGTTCGCGCTAAACCACATCGAGGAGGCGTTTGGCCTGCTGTTCCGCTTGAAGGGGCAGCCGGACGAATATCTCGAATTCGACACGTCGGCGCTGATGCGGTCGAATTTCAAGGAGCGGATGGAAGGTTGGGCGATCGCAACGCAGGCGGGCCTAACCATAAACGAGTTCCGAAACTCTGAGGGCTACCCGAGCAAGGATCACGGCGACGAGCCGCGGGTGCAGCAGCAGGTTGTGCCGCTGAGCTACGGCGCCGGCATGCAGCCCCCGCAACCG